GAAGGTATGCAGATGGTCAAGCAGATGTCTCAGCAGGTATCAGGTCAAGGGCCGGATCCGTTGGTCAAGCTTAAAGAGCAGGAGCTTCAGATACGGGCGCAGTCTGAGCAGTCTGACGCCCAGCTTGATGCTGCCAAACTAAATCTGGATGCACAGAACCAGCAGATGCGCTCTGAACAGTTCCAACAACGGCTTGCAAGCCAAGAGCGACAGACCGCGGCTCGTATTGATGCTGCCAGAGAGCGGGAGTTGCTCAAACGCCAGTAGGGCATTTTAGGGGGCAAAATGGATCCAGTAACAGCGATGGCGACCGCTTCTGCGGCGTTTGGAGCATTAAAAAAAGGGTTTGCGATAGGGCGGGACATCGAAGCGATGGCTACCGACCTCTCGCGTTGGATGGGTGCGCTCTCTGATCTGGATCAGATGGAGAAAGAAGCCAAAAACCCTCCCATATTCAAAAAGTTGTTTAATGGTCAGAGCGTTGAGCAAGAGGCAATACAAACTTTTGCCGCTAAGAAAAAAGCACAAGAACAGCGATACGAACTTAAGCAGTGGATAAGCATGACACTTGGCAGATCAGCTTGGGATGAATTGCTGCACATGGAAGGCCAGATCAGAAAAAGACGCCAAGAGACATTGTACGCGCAACGTGAACGCCGTCAGAAGTTTGTTGAGATCGTAGCTTGGATTGTGATGATTGGTTTAGGAGCCGCTATCCTTACTTTTTTTGTAATGTTTTTAAAAGGTAAAGTGGCTGATGCAAACGAAATTATGACCACTTGCCGTAAAGTTAAGTGCGAAAAATTAGAAAACAAGCAGGTTATTTGTGTTTTCAGAGGGCAGAACAACACTATTGAAAGCCAAATATTTGAGTACATGGAGTTTATTCCATCGGAGTATCAGTGCAAATACGATCCTAATGCGAAAAAAGAAATGACGGTGCAAGAGACGTTAAAAGCTGTACGGGAGAGTCAGAAGTGAGCAAGCGTTTACAAAAAAAGAGTGACTACGACAAGTATGACCTTGACGGAGATGGCGTGGTCACAGACGAAGAACTTGAACACGCAAAAGAAATCCGTGAAACAGAGCGTGACCTGCGTAAGAGCTTGGCTCAACTGCGTATGGCAAGATACACATTGATAGGCATGGGTCTGTTTACAGCGGCGATGTTTACTCCGTGGGTCACTGTTGAACGTATAGAGGCTTTAAGTGATATCAGTAATTTATTTTATATTAGTGGCGCAGGTATCGTTGGAGCCTATATGGGAACCACAGCTTGGATGAGCCGGAAGTGATAGATGCTTTTTTGTTGTTGGTATACCTTGGTACAGGAGATTTTCGCAAATTAGATAGTGCGGACATGTATTTTTATTCGGTTACAGAATGCAACTATTTTGCCTCACAAGTGTCCAAAAGATATGGAAACTACAGTTACTCACAGTATATTGACGAGAGAGATCGTGTCACCGCATACTGTGTTCCTCGTCGTGTGGACCCTGAGACAGTAAAGGTATATTAAAATGTTACAGGCCCTTATAGGACCAATAGCCTCATTAGCCGGGACGTGGCTAGATGGTAAAGTGGAAAAAACTAAGGCAGAAAGCGCAACGAAAGTCGCAAAGGCCAAGGCTGAAGCGACTATTATGGAAAAAAAGGCGACGGGTGAGATTGACTGGGACCTGACTATGGCTGAAGGAAGTAAGCATAGTTGGAAAGATGAATGGCTTACTATCTTGTTTTCAGTCCCGCTTGTATTGGCCTTTTGTGGAGAGTGGGGGCGAAACATAGTGGCAGAGGGTTTTACCGCTTTGAACGCCATGCCAGATTACTATAGATACACGTTAGGAATCATCGTATCAGCTTCGTTTGGAACTCGCGCCGCCACTAAATTTTTCGGAAAGAAGTAACTATGAACAAAGAAAAATTACGCGAAGAAATAGCCGAAGACGAGGGCTGTAAGTTTGAAATTTACTTAGACCATCTTGGTCTACCCACGTTCGGAATCGGAGCGTTAGTCAAGGATGACGATCCTGAATGTGGTCAGCCTGTTGGCACTCCCGTAGATGAAGAGCGTGTGCGTCAAAGGTTTAGTTTAGATATTGCTGTAACCATAGAGGATTGCAAAATTCTGTACGACGACTTTGACGATTTGCCTGAAGAGTGTCAGCACATAATAGCTAATATGATGTTTAACATGGGCAGACCAAGACTTAGCAAGTTCAAAGGTATGAAGGCCGGTGTTGATGCTCGTGACTGGAACAAAGCGGCAGATGAGATGGTAGACAGCCGCTGGTATGATCAGGTAACCAACCGTGCCAAGCGTTTAGTAGCACGTATGCGAGCTTTAGATAACTTGTGATATCTCCAAGGTGTGTTATAAGAACACCTAAGATTTAATGCGGAGATATCAGATTGGATGAAGTCTACTTTGCGGAAGCCGTTTTCCGCATAATAAAAGAGCGGCGGCAAGCTGTTCAAGACTTGTTGATTTATGACAATGTTAAGAACATGGAGCAGTATCGTGAGCTCATGGGGAACTTAAAATCCCTAGATCACGTGGAACAGGAACTCAAGAGCCTGCTAGACAAACAGGAGCGCAGCAATGACTGAGGCAAAAAGCGTTGATTTAAGTGCCGCATCAGAGGGAGTCGCTAACCTCGCAGAGGCTTATAAAGAGCCTACAGATAAGGTACTAGACCCCGAAGCCATTGGGGGTTCTCTTCTAGAAAGAATGCCGACTCCAACAGGATGGCGTATTCTTGTTCTTCCATACCGCGGAAAAGGCAAAACTGACGGAGGAATTTATCTTCCTGACGCGGTCGTGCAAGAACAAACGGTTTCAACACAAGTCGGGTATGTTCTCAAAGTTGGCGATTTAGCTTACTTGGACACTGAAAAATTTCCTACGGGTCCTTGGTGTGAGCAGGGTGATTGGGTAATGTTTGCGCGTTATTCAGGGTCTCGCTTCAAAATAGACGGCGGGGAGGTCCGGATCCTCAACGATGACGAGGTTTTGGCAAAGATTTCGGAACCAGAAGATATTCTTCATTTCTAGGAGCAAGTAATGGCTGAAGCAGAAAAACAACAAATTGAATTAGACTTGGATGACGCGCAAGAGACCGAGGTAGATCTTGAAGATCAGACCGTTGAAGATAACGTCGTAGAGGCTAGTGACGATCAGTTTGAAAAGGCTGAAAGTAATACGCAAAAACGCATTGACCGTTTGACCAAGAAAATGCGTGAGGCAGAGCGCCGCGAGGAAGAGGCCCTTCGATATGCACAGAATGTGAAGACTGAAGCTGATCAGCTTAAAGAGCGCATGAACACCCTCGACACTAATTATGTCAACGAATACACCAACCGGGTTACTACTCAGATGGGCACGGCAGAGCAAGAACTTGCTAGAGCCATTGAGATTGGTGATACGAACGGCGTTGTGGAGGCACAACGTAAAATGACATCTTTAGCGATTGAGAATGACCGTGCCCAGCAAGCTAAGATCCAGCAGGAGCGTTACGCTCAACAAGCTGAAGCTCAACAGCAAACTCAAGTTCAGCAACCCATGCCGCAACAACAGCCGCGCCGTCCGGACCCAAAAGCAGAAGATTGGGCCTCAAGAAATGAGTGGTTTGGATCTGATGAAGCCATGACATATGCGGCCTTTGGAGTTCATAAAAAGCTTGTAGAGAACGAAGGGTTTGACCCCAAGTCAGATGACTACTATACTGAATTGGATAAGCGTATGCAGGAAGAGTTTCCGCATAAGCTCAAAAACGGTGGAAGTAGACGGCCCGCTCAGACCGTAGCTTCTGTATCCCGCACAACATCTGGGCGCAGTAGTGGGAAAAAGGTTAGACTCACCCCTAGCCAAGTTGCGATAGCAAAGAAATTGGGTGTGCCGCTTGAAGAGTACGCGAAATACGTGAAGGAGTAAGTTAGATGGCTGAAGAACAGAATGAAATGTTTGAAGGTACTGTAAAACGTACTTCCCGCGCAAACCAAACTAGGGAGAAGACGGCGCAGCGTAAGCCGTGGGCTCCCCCGTCTATGTTGGATGCACCGCCTGCACCGGAAGGTTTTAAGCATCGTTGGATCAGGGCTGAAACCCGTGGTTTTGACGATACTAAAAACATCAGCGCAAAACTGCGTGAAGGTTATGAGCTTGTCCGTAGAGATGAGTACCCAGACTTTGAGGCCCCGGTAATTGACTCAGGTAAATACGAAGGTGTGTTTGGAGTAGGGGGACTTATTCTTGCTCGCATACCGGATGAAACGGTCGCTGAGAGAAGTGCTTACTTTAATCAAAGAAGTGCGGACCAGATGCAGGCTGTAGACTCTGATATGATGCGCGAGAATGCACATTCTACTATGACGATTTCTAAAGCAGATCGTCAATCTCGTGTAACCTTTGGTGGCCCACAAAGATAAGGGCACCATTTTTTTAATAGGAGAGCCTAATGGCGAATACACTATCAGGTGGTTATGGCCTTCGTCCTATTGGTAAAGTGGGTGGCAATGTCAACAACAACGCAACGACGATGTATGAGATTGCTAACAACTACACTACTGCTATCTACAACGGGGGCATTGTTGTGCCCGCTTCTACAGGAACAATCATCATTTCCGATCAGGCGATTGCTCCTCTAGGTGTTCTAGGTGGTGTTGAGTATGTAGACTCAGTTACTGGTAAGTCGACACACCTTAATTATTGGCCCGGATCAAATGCTGTGAGCGTTGACACAAATCATCCTGTCAAAGCTTATGTCTATGACGATCCAATGCAGTTGTTCTCTGTTGTAGCTGATGGAACAAATACCGACCGGGCAACCGCGTTGGCAGATGTTTTTATTAACTGTGACATGGCAAGTGTTAACAACGGTAGCACAAACACTGGTAAATCAAGCGACATGCTTGATATCAGTTCAGCCGCTACTACAAACACTTTGGATGTTCGTATTGTCGGCCTCTATGAGGACGAGGGTAATACGGATTATTCTGCTGCTGGACATCAGTACATCGTTCGTTTGAACGGTCATTTCAACACAGGTACGACCATTGCGGTTGGCACCTATGCAACAACCGGTATATAGGAGGCTAGAACATGGCTATTTCAAGAGCACAACTAGCTAAAGAGCTAGAACCCGGTCTAAATGCACTGTTCGGGCTAGAGTACGACCGTTACGAGAACGAACACGCGGAGATCTTCGACGAAGAAGCTTCAGACCGTTCTTTTGAAGAAGAGGTGATGCTTGGGGGTTTCTCAACAGCGCCAACTAAACAAGAGGGTGCTGCTATTTCTTTTGACGATGCTCAAGAGACCTTCACTGCACGGTATACACATGAGACTATCGCTTTGGCATTTTCAATCACAGAAGAGGCTATTGAAGATAATCTTTATGACCGTCTGGCATCTCGCTACACCAAGGCTCTGGCCCGCTCTATGGCCCAGACCAAGCAGATTAAAGCTGCGGCTATTCTGAACAATGCGTTCAGCACAGGCGCTTCTGCAATCGGTGATGGTGCAGCACTTTGCTCTTCTTCACACCCTTCACTGTCTGGTAATCAGCGTAACTTGCTGTCAACTGCGGCTGACTTGAATGAAACTTCACTTGAGCAAATGTTGATTGATATCGCTGGTCTGACAGATGAGCGTGGCCTGAAGATTGCTGTACGCGGCATGAAGCTGATCATTCCGAAAGAACTGCAATTCATTGCAGAGCGTGTGATCAACTCAAACCTGCGTTCGGCTACGGCAGATAACGACGCAAATGCAATCAAGAACATGGGGATGCTGCCCGAAGGTGCAGTTGTAAACCACTTCCTGACTGATACAGATGCGTTCTTTATCAAGACTGATGCCCCTAACGGCTTCAAACACTTCAACCGTTCAGCAATTAAAACCGCTATGGAAGGTGACTTTGACACCGGAAACATGCGGTTCAAGGCTCGTGAGCGTTACAGCTTCGGCGTGTCTGATTGGCGGTGTGTGTTTGGAACACCGGGCGCAGCCTAATAACCCTCCCTCCCGTAGGGTTTTAAAGGGCGGCTTCACAGCCGCCCTTTTTTGTTGTATAGTTTTTAAATCCTGACAGTTGCATTGGGCGACTGACATTAGCCACGACAGGAGATTTACATGGCTAACACCACCTTTTCAGGTGCAGTCCGTTCAAAAGGCGGATTCACATCTATAAGCGAAAATTCATCCACAGGTGCTATCAGCACCCTTTCAAGCATTAGTTCAACAGGTGTATCTTCTTTTGACGCCAACACTCTTGCAACTGAGGCTGGCACAGGTATCACAGGCGGCACAGGAACTATCTATCGTAGTTCTGTACAGCGTGTGGGGGGCATTATCACGACACGTATTCTTATTGACTTAACAGGATTGCGGTCCACTGCAAGCGGGGACATCATTGGAGTAAATGGAACTTCAAACGTGTGTCATATTGGTCAAATTACAGCGGCTCAAAACGGCACTATCTTGACCGGCAGTATGGAGTGCTTCGAAGCGCCGACTGGCGGAGATCCAGATATCAACGTACACTCTGCTACAGAGGGTACAGGGGTTGAAGATGGTGCTATATCAAGCCTAGCAGAAACTCTTTTGGTCAACGCTGGTGACGCTACATTAGGTAGTAAAGTATACTTTACTGCTGTTCCCGCCGCAGATGAGTTTCTGTATCTGACGCTTGGTGATACAACAGATGCTGATTATACCGCCGGTAAACTCTTTATTGAGCTAATGGGTTACGCAGCCTAGTGGGAGTGAAACATGTCAACAACAGTTGTAACTCCCAAATTCATCAGTGATGAAAATGCGTCAGATGATGACCGCATCGTAACTGCTGCCAGACCTAACACCACAGCGACGTTGGCTAACANCACGTTTCTTGGGGGCGGTGCTCGTAACATTATCGTTACAACGACTGGCACTGGTGATAATGGTAAAACTACCACCATTACTGGCACGGATGTTTTTGGGAACAGTCTAACCGAGACCATAACATCAACCGGAAGTGCTGAAGCAGTTGCTGGGACAAAACTGTTCTTGACTGTTACAGCGGTTGAGTGTTCCGCTCAATATGCTGCCAATATAAAAGTTGGTTCAGGGACTTTGTGTGCTGAAGCCATTCAAGGCAGTAACCGGATTAGGTTAAAGGGCTTTTCTATAGTTTCTGGCGGAACGGCTGGAACGATAAGCTATTTTAACGGAACTCCTGAAAGTGGTACGGCGTTGTTTAAATCCAGAACGATAGGGACGGATAACACGACGATTGATAGAACCATACCCGATCAAGGTGTTTTGTTTGAAGATGGAATGTCGGTTCAGTATACGCTTGGAACCATAGACATGATGACTTTCTTTCATGGCTAGAAAAAAAGACAAGCAGCCGCCTAAAACTAAAAAGTATTTCCGCTCCACTAAATCTGGAGCGGGAATGACTAAAGCCGGAGTTGAAAGGTATCGCAGAGAAAACCCCGGAAGTAAGTTAAAAACGGCTGTTACAGGTAAAGTTAAGAAGGGTAGTGCCGCGGCTAAACGTAGAAAGTCTTTTTGTGCTAGATCTGCTGGACAAATGAAAAAGTTTCCGAAGGCGGCTAAAAATCCGAATAGTCGTCTTCGTCAAGCCAGAAGAAGGTGGAAGTGTTAATGAAAGCCGACGACGTTTTAAAACTTTTGGAAAAGCACGAGGAGGAGTGCAATAGCCGGTACGCTCAGATACAGAAACAACTAGACAAGTTGGATCAACGTCTTTGGGGGATAGCTGGTTTAATTGTGGCTGCGGCAGTCGTGCAGAAAGTGTTCTAAATGACCAGTGCTGTTAGATTAGGAGCAGGGGCATGTCCTGTTCAGGGAAGAGGATCAAAATCAGTTGTTCGCATGAAAAAAGGAGGAAAGGTGAAGAGTGGTGGCAAAATTTGTCCGAAAGGAAAGGCATGGGCTAAACGGACGTTTGATACATACCCGTCGGCCTATGCGAATATGGCCGCGTCCAAATACTGTAAAGACCCTAACTACGCCAAAAAGTCAAAAGGCAAGTAAATGTTAACCGGAAGAGCCAAAACGCAAGTTAAAAAAGTTGCTAAAAAGCTTAGAAAAGCTTCTAAAGCCCATGCTGGGCAGGCAAAAACTTTGTCTAAATTGGTAAAAAACGGGAAAAGTAAGAAGTAATGGGCCAGCTTAAAGAGTGGGTGAAGCAGGATTGGGTTAGGATTGGATCAGATGGTTCTATCAAAGGTAAGTGCGGTACTTCAAAAGATAAGAAAAACCCTGATCGTTGTCTACCAAGATCTAAAGCAAATAGTTTATCAAAGTCTGAAAGAGCTACGACTGCTCGTAAAAAGAAAAAAGCGGGAGCAAAAGGGAAGACCGTCGTCCCAAATACAAAAAGAGCTACAGTCCGAAAAATGGGCAATGGCGGTGTTGCGATACCAACGACAAAAGCAAAACGGCCTTACGAAGGCAAGAATACTCGTGGATCAGTAGTAGCACGGGGATGCGGTGCGGTTATGCCGGACCGCAGAAAGAGAACCACAGGTTCAGTTAGCTAAAGCATAGGAGTGTAAAATGGCTAAAGAATTTATGAGTATGGAAGAGTATTACGCCGATCTCGTTGGTGGGGCAAAGGCCACGCCCATGAAGAAAAAGGGCATGGCAAAAGGTGGCAAGGTCCAAAAAATGGCTGGTGGCGGAGCCATGAAAAAGAAAGGTTATGCTAAAGGTGGCAAGGTCCAAAAAATGGCTAACGGCGGCATGATGAAGAAAAAGGG